CATGAGCTATGGCACGGCGGCCGCGCTTCAGGCGGCGATCTATCAGCGGCTCGCTTCCGATCCGGCGCTTGTCGCGCTGGTCGGGACGGCGATCCACGACGTGGTGCCCGCGGGCGAGGTGCCCGGAACCTACGTGACGCTTGGCCCCGAGGAGGTGCGCGACCGGTCGGACAAGACGGGGCGCGGATCGGAGCACGAGTTCACGGTGAGCGTGGTGACGGACGCCGCGGGGTTCCAGCGCGCGAAGACCGTCGCGGGCGCGGTCTCGGACGCGCTCGACGCGCCGCCGCCCCAGCTTTCGCGGGGGCGGATCGTGTCGCTCCAGTTCCTGCGGGCGCGGGCGCTGCGGGTGGCCGCGGCGCGGAACCGGCGCATCGACCTGACCTTCCGCGCGCGCGTGGAAGACGAGTGACCCACTTCAGCACGGAGCAAGCGTGATGGCTGCGCAGAACGGCAAGGATCTTCTCATCAAGCTCGACATGACCGGCGACGGGCAGTTCGAGACCGTCGCGGGGCTGCGCGCCACGCGGATCAGCTTCAACGCGGAAAGCGTCGACGTCACGAGCCTGGAGAGCACGGGCGGCTGGCGCGAGCTTCTGGGCGGGGCGGGCGTGAAGTCGGCCACGATCTCGGGCTCGGGCGTGTTCAAGGACGCGGAGACCGACGAACGGGCGCGGCAGCTGTTCTTCGCGGGCGGGACGCCGGCGTGCCAGGTGATCATCCCCGATTTCGGGGTGGTCGAGGGGCCGTTCCTGATCACTTCGATCGAGTTCGCGGGGAGCTACAACGGCGAGGCGACCTACGAGATGGCCTTCGCCTCGGCCGGGGTGCTGGGCTTCACGGCGCTCTGATGGCGAACCCTTTCGCGGGCGAGGCGGCGCTGGTCATCGGCGGCGAGCGGCATGTGCTGAAGCTCACGCTGGGGGCGCTGGCCGAGCTTGAAGCGACGCTCGAGGCGGGGGACCTGATCGGGCTGATCGAGCGGTTCGAGGCGGGGCGGTATTCGTCGCGCGACGTGCTGGCGCTGATCGTGGCGGGGCTGCGCGGCGGCGGCTGGCGCGGGACGGCCGCCGACCTGCTGAGCGCCGAGATCGAGGGCGGCCCGGTCGAGGCGACGCGGGTCGCGGGGCTGCTTCTCCTGCGCGCCTTCGCGGTGCCGGGCGAGGGCGCGGCGTGAGCCGGTTCGACTGGCCGGGGCTGATGCGGGCCGGGATGACGGGGCTGCGGCTGCGGCCCGAGGAGTTCTGGCGGCTGACCCCGGTGGAGCTTCTCATGTTGCTGGGCCGGGAGGCGCGCGAGGCGCGCTTCGGACGGGCGGAGCTGGACGCGCTGGCGCGGCAGTTCCCCGATGGAGGGACCAATGGACGAGATTGACGGGGTGTCGGTGCTTGACGGGCAGATCGCGGCGCTCGAGCAGTCGCTGGGGGGCGCGCAGATCGTGGCGGCGGCTTTCGACGGGCAGATCCGCCGGATGAGCGATGCGATGGGCGAGGCGGGCGGCGACGTGGGGCGGCTGTCGACGGGGATCAGCCGCAACCTGCGGCGGTCCTTCGACGGGCTGATCCTGGACGGGCAGAAGCTGTCGGACGTGATGGGAAGCCTTGCGCGGTCGCTGGTGCAGACGACCTACACCGCGGCGCTGCGTCCCGTGACGGATCGGCTGGGCGGGCTTGTCGCGGGCGGGATCGAGGGGATCGTGAGCGGCCTTCTGCCTTTCGCGAAGGGCGCGGGCTTCACGCAAGGAAGGGTGATGCCCTTCGCGCGGGGCGGCGTCGTCTCGGGCCCCGTGGCCTTCCCGATGCGGGGCGGCACGGGGCTGATGGGCGAGGCCGGGCCCGAGGCGATCATGCCGCTTGTCCGGAGCGCGGACGGGCGGCTGGGCGTCGAGGCGCAGGGTGGCGGTCGGGCGGTGCAGGTGGTGATGAACATCTCGACCCCCGACGCCGAGGGCTTCCGCCGGTCGCAGAGCCAGATCGCGGCGCAGGTCGGCCGGGCGCTGGGCCGCGGCCAGCGCAACCGCTGAGGAGAGTGCCATGGGTTTCCACGACATCCGCTTTCCGGCGGACCTGAGCCTTGGCGCGCTGGGCGGGCCCGAGCGGCGCACCGACATCGTCACGCTGGCGAACGGCTTCGAGGAGCGCAACACGCCCTGGGCGCAGTCGCGCCGGCGCTATGACGCGGGGCTGGGGATGCGGGGGCTCGACGATCTCGAGGCGCTGATCGCGTTCTTCGAGGCACGCCAGGGGCAGCTCTACGGGTTCCGCTGGAAGGACTGGTCGGACTACCGGTCCTGTCCCGCGTCGCGCCCGCCGGCCTTCGAGGACCAGCTTCTGGGCGAGGGCGACGGGACGCGCGTCGCGTTCCAGCTGGTGAAGACCTACCGCTCGGGCACGTTCACGCATGTGCGCCCGATCGTGAAGCCGGTGCGCGGGAGCGTGATCCTGGGCGTGCAGGGCGATCCGCGGACGGAGGGGGTGCATTTCGAGGTCGACGAGACCACGGGGGTCGTGGCCTTCCTTGAGCCGCCGGGTGCGGGGGCGCGGGTGACGGCGGGGTTCGAGTTCGACGTGCCGGTGCGGTTCGACACCGACCGTCTGCAGATCTCCATCGCCGGGTTCCAGGCGGGCGAGGTGCCGTCGGTGCCGGTCGTCGAGGTGCGGCTGTGAGCGGGTCCGACGCGCTTCTGGCGCATCTGGAGGGCGGCACGACGACCGTCGCGCGCTGCTGGGCGGTGACACGGCGGGACGGGGTGACGCTGGGGTTCACCGACCATGACCTGCCGCTTGCGTTCGACGGCATCGCCTTCGCGGCCGATGCGGGGCTCAGCGCACGGGCGCTGCAGCAGGGGACGGGGCTTGCCGTCGACAACAGCGAGGCGGTGGGAGCCTTGTCCCACGCCTCGATTCGCGAGGAGGACATCCGGGCGGGACGGTTCGACGGCGCGGAGGTGCGCTGCTGGCTGGTGAACTGGCGGCAGGTGGAGGAGCGGAAGCTTCTGTTCCGGGGGGCCATCGGCGAGATACGGACCGGGGCAGGCGCCTTCACGGCCGAGTTGCGCGGGCTGACCGAGGCGCTGAACCTGCCGCGCGGGCGGCTTTACCAGAAGCCCTGCGGGGCCGTGCTGGGCGATGCGGCCTGCAAGGTGGACCTGGCGCGGCCCGAGTTTCGTGCGGAGCGGGCGGTGCTGGGGGTGGCGGACAACCGGGTGCTGGACCTCGGCGCGCTCGACCCCTACGCCGAGGGCTGGTTCACGCGGGGCGCCCTGCGCGTCCTGAGCGGTGCGGCGGAGGGACTGGTCGCGGTCGTCAAGGAGGACCGCGGGGCGGGCGGCGCGCGGCGGATCGAGCTCTGGTCGGACCTGCGGGCGCGGGTCGAGGTGGGCGACGCGGTGGAGATCACCGCGGGCTGCGACCGGAGGGCGGAGACCTGCCGGGTGAAGTTCTCGAATTTCATAAACTTCCGCGGCTTTCCTCACATCCCCGGTGAAGACTGGCTGATCAGCTATCCAACGCGGAGCGGGCGGAACGACGGCGGGCGTCTGACATGACGGGCGACGTCGCTGAGCGCGCGGTGGCCGAGGCGCGGGCCTGGCTCGGCACGCCTTACCGGCATCAGGCATCCTGCCGGGGGGCGGGTGCCGACTGCCTTGGGCTGGTACGCGGGGTCTGGCGGGCGCTTTACGGCGCCGAGCCGGAGGTGCCGCCGGCCTATACCTGGGATTGGGCGGAGGCGTCGGGCGAGGAGCGGCTCTGGGCCGCGGCGCGCCGGCATCTGCTGCCGCGGTCGCCCGACGAGGCGGCGGAGGGGGATGTGCTCCTCTTCCGGATGGCGGAGGGGGCGGTGGCCAAACACCTCGGGCTTCTGTCCGCCGCCGACCCCGAGCCGCGGTTCATCCACGCCTATGCCGGGCACGGCGTGGTCGAGAGCGCGCTCGGCGCGCCTTGGCGGCGGCGCGTGGTCGCCTGTTTCGCGTTTCCCGAAAGGATCCTCTGATGGCGACGATCATCCTGTCCGCCGTGGGCGCCGCGGTCGGCG